ACCTACATACTCAAGAACATCAGAATGTTTTGCTTTCTTCTTAGATAACAGCGTAGAAGCTTCTCTAAACTCTGCCATACGCTCTGCAGATAGCCCTAGAGCTTCTTCTGCGGCTTGTATCACGTCATCTCCGAACTCTTTAACGTGTGGCATACGAAATGATGCAGTTCCGCCTTGCTTTAGAGCAAATGTAAGCGTGTTGTTGCAAACAACTCGTATTGGAGTTAGTTTTATCGTCATGGATCTGCCTACGATGTGGGGTTGGTTTATTAATAAGTAACCTTTAATTTGATCATCTCCTGCAAGATCAAAGTCATCAGCTATCTTAGCTAATCCCCATATTTCTCCACCGTCTTTAAGACTACCTGCAGTCTCCATAGACATATGTCCTGCCTCTGTAAAACGCTTAAAGAACTTGAATACATCTTTATTCTGGATAGGAACATAGTCCTTACCACAATGTGATAATACTCTATTGTCTGTGTCGCGTACTATGTGGAATGTATTAGGTGCTTGTATAATACCAACATCCTCGTTCCACTCTGGTGCGTCTAGCGTATAACTTGGTCTTTTACTAACTGACCAGTCAAGCTGTGCTGCAACCAGCATTTCCTCTGGCGTCAGATTGGGATTAACTTCGACACCTAATCCGTGCCAAGGTTTATCACCTGTCCAAGCCATCGTTTCTACTTGATGTGCCATACTTATTCTCCTTTCTTCTTTGTATGTCGTTAATCACGGTAGCCGTTTAGCTACCCTATAAATAGTATATAAGAGTTTTACGAAAGTAAAGCAGTATTTAGAGCATCCCAGTTATAAGGAATATTAAGAGTAAGCAGAGCTTTAGATTTATACCCACCTTCCATAAGTTCTTGAGCTCCTGTCAAACCGTCTATGTGGTAGAGTTTAATCTCATCATTTTTACGAGCCATTACAAAGACTTGTCCGCCGTGTGACGCTCGTTTAGCTAACCAAGCAACTTGCATTGGTCGTAGAGTAAGTTTGTTGCCCGAGTGAATCTCTTTTAACTCCACCCAAAACTCTTTACCTTTGGCACAGCCGTTTACATCAGGAACTCCTGCTCCGGTCATACCTGTTTCAATACGCTGTAGATGAATGTCGGGTAAGTTCTTTCGCATCAACAGCCATAAATTCTTTTCTTTTGCCATTTAATCAATAGGTATCGGATACTCTCTAGTTATTCCGTGTTTTTCTCTGTAGTTTGTTCTTTTCTTTTGTTCATAAAGAAAATTTTGTATATGTTCTGGAGTATTCCTATTTAAACTCTTAATCGCTATTTTTACAACGTCTGGATCTTCATAACTTGTATAGTGATAATCTCTCTCAAAAATACCAGTGTCTTCTATCTGTTGTAAAACTCGAGCAGGTATGCTTTTAGTTTCTAATGATCCTGAGTAGTATCTTTGCTCATAACTGACGGGATCGTTATGACAATTACCAGTGCCGAAATCCATTTTATGTTGATCATGGTTCCATTCTTTACCACACTCGTCACTACAGAACTTTCTTCTTTGTCCTTCGCAAGGATCGCCACATTGTTTGCATGTATACTCTTTTTTAGCCATATAATAAATATATAACTTAAAAAAGCGAAAGTAAAGCAGTATTAAGAACCTATGCGTTTTACCCCAGTATGCGGAGCAACCGAGTGATTATCTAAAGCAATCTTTATGTTTATACCTCTTAACCAATGCTTATATTCTACTTCTGCTTCTTCTACAGTTGTGTGTAACTCTTTGATTTGTAACCATTTATTACGAGCAACGTTCACTCCTGAATAATAATCTCCATCTCCTAACTTACATCGAGTTACTATCTGCCACATTCTTTGTTTTGTGACATTATACTGTTCTCCTAACTGTTGTAGAGTAGAGTTACCTTCTTCCCATTTTTCATAAATCTTTTTATATCTAATTGCATTTTCTAATGCTTTATCTTGGGATATACCTTTCATCTTTCAATCTCCTTTGTCTCTCCCCACGATGGTCCAAGTTCTGTATCAACCAGTAAAGGTACAGCAAGCTCTACGCAATGCTCCATTATCTCTACTATCTTCTTAGATTGTGGATCATCTTCTACAGATATATCCACTTCATCGTGTACTTGTAAATGAGGAACTATGCCCTCGTCCCATAGTCCGAGCATGGCTAACTTAGTCATGTCGGCGGCAGATCCTTGTATCAATCTGTTGAGTGCTTTGTATGTATACGACCTTTTTAAACTGTCTCCATACCTTTCTTTAGCTTCTTCTAGTGGTAGAGGAATCGTTCTTTTATTTCGATCCTCCCATAAATTAAACCTACAGTGCCTTCCTGCGAATGTTTTTATATACCCTCTGTCTATGGCTACCCTAGCACATTGATCCTGTAGAGCGCGTATAAAAGGAACTTTATTGTGGTATCTCTGGAATAGGGCTTCAGCTTCCGTATCGTTTAATCCTAGCTCCTTAATTAGCTTTTCCTTACCCATCCCATAGCTAAGTCCTAAATTAATTATCTTAGCTTGTTTACGCGGTATATTAGCCATATCCGCTACTATCTGATGGAAGTCTGCGTTCTGTTCTGTATACTCTTTAACTGCGTCTTTAGCTCCAGATAACTTCATCTGACTAGCATAATGTACAGTAAGTCGTGGTTCTTGTTGAGAGTAATCAAACACTCCCCACTGACAACCTTCTTCTGGTATAAATAAAGATCGAATTAAATTACCTATCTCTGGATCACGGGCAGGAACTTGTTGTAAGTTTGGATTGCTATAACTGAACCGACCACTGACCGTGCCGCCACGATCGTTACGCATAGGATGTGCTTCTGCGTGTATTCTACCATTAAAACAATGTTCTTTAATCATCTTATCGATGAACGTAGTCCTAGCTTTGTTGAGCTTTCTAGCCCTTACGATAAGTTGGGGGAGTTCATGTTCATGTCCTTCTAACCAGTTCTTTTGAAAACTAGCCATACCTGTTTTTTCAGTTGTAGGATACCATAAGTTATTCTTGTCAAAAATATTCTGTAGAGAGGCATTCGCCCATAGATTCACGTCACTACCATACTTACGCTTTATTTCTACCTGTATCTTCTGTTCCTCTACTGATAGTCTTTTACTGACCGAGTCTGCTTTATCTTCATCTACTCTAACTCCTCGCCAACGCATCTCTAAAAGTAAAGGGATTAATCGTTGTTCTGTCTGTAAAATAGAATTCAGGTTATTTTCTTCTATTTCTATTTTTAGTTTGTTCCAGAGTTTAAGAGTAAGGACTGCATCTTGCTCACCATATGGTCCAACATACTTCGAGGGAAGTTTATACATCTCTGACTTAGGATTAATACCAAAGGCGAGTGATGCATCTTGTAACAAAGACTCATCTTTCTTCTCGTCACAATATGTCTCGCCTAGATTGTCTAAAGAATATGAAAAACGATTCTCATTAAGTAGAGGAGCGGCGATGATTGTGTCAAGAATATTACCTTTTACCTCGACTCCTTCCCTTCTCAACCAACCAACATCGTAGAGTGCGTTATGAAATATAACATCTCGTGTAGTAGAGGATAGAGTATTCCTTAACCAACGTAAAACAACATCTTCGTCCAGATTGCCTCCCCCCTCATGACGTATAGGAAAGTAACCACTCCAATCTTTAGTAGCGATACCAATACCCACAACGTGTCCTCTACCTGTCGCCCATCCGGGACCACAAGTCATTAAGTGAGGATCATAAGTTTCTAAGTCTACTGCAATAGTCTCTCGCTCAGAAAACTGAGGAAAGACATCAGGAATAGACCAACTGCTCTCTGGAGCAAAAATTGGCTGTTGCATTATTTTTTCTTTTTAGGTCTGCCTGCTTTCTTTTTCTTTTTGGTTGTTTTCTTCGGAGCTTTACCACCTATCCATGCTTCATTAATGTTAGGAGTAGCTTTGTTATCTTTTACATAACGACCTTTTTTAGTTCTAGCTCTCTTAGGTTTAGTCTTCTCAACGCTCATTTCAATAGGTTCGAATCCTTTTTTAGGTTCAAACTTATCTAATTCAACTTGAGCTTCTTTCATAGCCTCGTCTAAAACTTTCTCATCTTTAGCTGATGAGCTACCAAATATACTTTTTAACGCTGTCCAAAATCCCATCTTATTCTCCTTCTTCTGTAGTTTGAGGTTTATCCTCGCCATATACTAATTCGTTTTCTACTAGGATTAAATACCTTCGTAAATCCCGAATATCGTCCAAAAGACCTTCGTCTCCTGTATACACATCTCCCGCCTTGAAAACATCCCAACCATGTTTCTCTGATTGATTTTCAATACGGTCGAATTTTCTCGCTAACATCATAAACGCACCTACACCTCCGCGCCGTTTCCACGAATCGCCATAAGATTCCTCAGCACTTCTTAAAGTGTTTACGTCCTCTTGAGCAATATTTTTCATATTTTCCCACTTAGTCATCTCTACTTTCTCCTTTATTTTCAAAATTTTCTTTTCGTTTCAATAGCCATTCTTTACAAGCAACTCTCCAATCGGTAGCTACAATATACTCAACTTCAGCCAGTGCCTTATCGTAATCTTTTTGTTTATGAGCCCAATACGCACACATCATAGGGTGACCAATACTCTTAAATGCAAAGTTATTCCACCCTTCAGAAACAGTTATGTTCCTGTTCTCAAAATCCATAAACTCATTTAACTCAGAATTAAAAGTATCTATGTCTGTAGTTATTAATGGAAAATATATATCTTCACTATCGTACATAGTTCTTTTAGTCTGCGGATAAAATGGATCTATAGTTAGATGTTTTAATCTATCCCAAAGTTCGTTCTGATAGACGTGAAAGCTATCACTTATTTGTCTATAATGTCCTATGTCTACTCCTATAGCTGATGCCATATATTCCTGTAACATAGACATATGAACTGCGTTAGCCCCATAAGCTCCCCAAACCATGTCGTTAGATCGACAACACACAGTCATGTGTAATAAACCTTCTCTTATCTTGAAATATATGTGAGTGTTACAAGGAACATCTTTACCTTTACGATCTAGGTCTCCTATAGCGTCCCACATCTGTAATACTGCTCGTCTATCGTCTGGGTTTCTTTTTAACATACGGATTATATCTTCTAGTTGGTCAAACAAGAAATAACTTCTCCATCTCCAACCATACGCTCCCCACAATGTTTCACCATCATCTGAAAAGTTCTCCATTGTCTTAACAAAATACTTAACTGTTTTTAAATCATTAGCTCCATTTAACATCCACAGTCCTTCTATAAAATGAAAAAACGGATTACAGTCTCTCTCAGGTATCAAACATACTCTTTCCCAAGGTTTTTCGAATACGGTTGTTACAGGGCACAGGGCTTCGTAAGTTGTTCCGTTACGACTCTCTTGTGTTCTGTAATTAGTATGTCCTTTAAATAAATCAATGCCTTTAAGTAGAGCATCGTTTACGTTTCTTGCAGGTATTACATTCATTATATTTCCTCTATTAATGGTAGTTCTGGATCATGTTTATAGATAGATCGAGTCCTTCCCTCTCCCTTAACTATCCTAGAATATTTATCAAACTCACAAAGACCGCCTTCTATTTCTCTCATTTCATAGACGCGATGTGAATCTTTAAACCATAAATCACGACTATCCACTGCTTGATATAAATCATTCATTTCTTTATTCCAGTCATGGCTTCTTTTACAAAAACCTAAATCACGACCAGTAAGTCTGTTGAGTCCTCTCATGGCTCCGGGACCAGCATTAGCCCAAGTCAATATATCATCTGCTTTGTCTAATAATGAAGTCCATCGTAAATCTGTTACTACTTCATATGCCATGAATGGACCCATGTATGGATACTTTAAAATAATATCCCACGCTTTTTCTAAAGAACATTCCTTTTTAATTTCTTTTACGATATGTTTTCTATCTCTCCACATATGAGAGACACATTCAGCAACTCCTGTTACCTTGTTCATACGATTAGGAGTTTTAATAATATATGCTCCTGTTATCCACTTAGGTTGTTTAAAAACTTCTGCAATAGCTTTTTTCCTATCCCAGTTCTCAAGTAGATCATGTTCTAATAAAGTTCTACCTGTCTCTATTAAATTAAACCAACGAAATATTACAGTAGCCATAAATACTTCATCTTGATCTTTTAATGGCTCTCTGATGTGTTTAACAAACCACCGAGTAGTTCTGTCATCTTCACGAAAAACTTGACAAAACTTAAACTCTTGAAGAATAGGATCATCAGTCCATGGCGGAGACTTTTTCAGAAATTCTTTATTTATTCTAATCCTTTCTCGTTCTTCCTGCCAATAAATATAACGATCCAGTTCTTCTGGAAGAAATTGAGTCACTACTTTTTCCTTAGTATCCACGCACAGTTGTTAGCCACCTCAGGATAAAATACCGCAGAAGCCATTCTTAAAAACTGTCTACCATAACGTTTTTCCATTATCTCAAACTGTTCTAAAGTAAACCCTACTGGATTCTTTTGTTCTCTTACCGCTTTTCGTAATTTAGGTATCTGTATAAACGTTCCTGTAACTGCTTCTATGTGGAAGTTTCTTTCTAGTTCTTCTTTAAGTTCTTGAAAGCCCCACTCATACACATGATCCTCTGGTAGCTTATCGTTAGAACCATCATGGTTAGGAGTTGATACATAACCTAGAGCATTAGGTCTCATTACCCTTGCTACATCATCTAGCCATGCAGGGACAAAGTGTCTTCCCATATGTTCAATAACTTCTGTAGACCAAAAGAAATCTACGCTTTCGTCTTCTAGATCGAACACAGGATTAACAGTTAAATCTTGTATTCTTATCTCACCATTAAAGTTCTTAAACCATGCAGAATCTTTTAGTTCTCCTCCTGCATTAGACCAGAAAGGGTTTTCCATAAGACAAGCGGGATCGATATCGTAACCAAAATAAGACCTAACTACATCTGATTTTTTGATAACATACGCTTTATATATGTTCCTTAGAGCCCAACACTCTCCGCAACCAACTTCAAATCCGTCTATTGGTCTGCCTAACTTCTTAGCTTCTTCTATCATTAAAGACGCTATCTTATCGAAACGACTCATATGACCTAATTCATCTGGTCTCCAATTAGCAGTAACCCCTGCTGTAGCAAGATCCATTCTAGTATTCTTGCTGTCGTTTTCATTCACGGTTAATTTCCTTCTTATTGATGACATAATTTCTCCTCATCTTCTATTGACATATAATAATCATCTATGGCTTGAGCTTCTTCTACCCACCACTCTGGTCTATCTCTACCCTTTTCCCACTTAGCGTAATGTTTTTCGTTTATAACATAAGCACGATAAGCATAAATTGGATCGTGTTTTCGTTTATATTGATCTGGCATAGCTTGTGCGACTGGTGTTTTTTCATCAGTGTATTTAATATTGTCTGGTTGTAAGAACAATGGTTCTTTTAACTTTGCTACGCTTGCATGAATTTTATCGTATCTGTGTGTGTATTCATCACCTAGAGCGAGGAAGTGTTCGTATAACCATCTGTAATTTGCTGAACACTCTCTAGTCCATATAGTACAAGGGTGGTTTTTATACGCAGTTTTATATAAACCTTGTGCGTCTGCCCAATCATCATCGTCTAGTTCTCTGTGTGCTGTGCACAACATCTGAGCTGTTTCTAATGGCATTTTTACTAGCATTTTATCTGGTTGTGCTTGTGCACATTTAGTTGGACAATCATCAAAATAAAATATGTTCATAATATTCTCCTTTCTGGTTAAACATATACGCTATATTATCCTTTACTTTTACTTGCAAAGTAAAGAGGTTTTTATAATTGATAGTAGCGTGTTGTTTTAGGCTCAATAAGATATAAATTTTCTTTTGCTCTGGTTATTGCTACATAGAACACACGATTCTCATCGTCTGGATTCTCTTGGTAATTTTTGTAAACTCTGTTAGTTATGTCTGTTAACAACACAACGTTCTCACACTCTCCTCCTTTAGCGGCATGGATAGTAGATAAACGTATTCTCGGTTGCTTAGTTATCTTTTCTCCTCTACGAAGCATGGCTCTTATGTAGCTAACTTCTTTTGGGCTCAACAGATTAAATACATCATACCAGTTACCTTGAGGTAACTCAGGAAAATAATGCTCTAGTTCTTTTCTTTTTATCCCTGAAGATGGGTTAAGTACATCTAGTTTCTTTATGTTCTTTATTTTGATGTACTTTAAAATATTTATACAGTCAAGAACAGATACATTTCTACCTCTGTTAAGTCTTTCCCAATTTATTACAGCTCTTACTTTCTTCTCTGCGATACTAGACCTTCCTTTTACTTCAAAAAACCATCCTTCGTTTCTACAGTATTCATCTACTTCTTCTAATAGATAATTAGTCCTAGCTAAAACTAGCCACTCTCCTTTTTCCATGTTAATTAACTCTATAGACGGCTCCCATCGAACAACTCCCTCCTCTTTTCTAGGAGTCCATTCTTTATGTATTCTGGATCGAACTTGTCTGATACAAGAATTGGCTACGTCATGCACCGATGAAGGAACACGATAAGATTGTTTCAAGATCATTGCTTCCTTAGAATTAGCTATTAAGTAATCAACATCAGCTCCTGCCCATTTATATATCGCTTGATCATCATCACCTGCAACATAAATACGATCGGCTCTCTCTGCTAGTTTTCTAACCACTGACCACTGTAAAGGGGACAAGTCTTGGGCTTCGTCTACAAACATAACATCTAACTTAGGTATATCTCCTTTCTCTACAAACATCTGTAACATATCTGTGTAGTCAACTAACAATCTATCTTGCTTAAACAGTCGTAATCCTCTAGCGAAACGTTCTAGTTCAAACCAACCTACCGCATCATCAACCTCGTGCCACTGTTCTTGTAACGACACGTCACGCATACGAGATAGGTTTTCTATAAACGCTAAACGATCATCGTGAGTCATAGCAAATATATGACCATCATCAGAAGTTGTTTTTCCTGTTAATCGAATATTAAGTTTCTCGTTTAAGTCTATGATATTAGAACGATCTATTACGCTTTCTCGAGTCAATCCTAGTTGTCTAAACGCTAACGAATGTAGAGTTCTAAAGTAAGGCAGTTCCTTATCCTTTACGCTAAAACGTTGTATAGCTCTTTCCTTGCCTTCCTTTACCGCTTTCTTAGTAAAGGTAAAGAATCCTATACGTTCTGGTCTAGTTCCTTTTTCCATCTCATCTTCGATGAGTCCTAACAAGGTACTGGTCTTTCCCGTTCCCGGAGGTCCAAGAATTACCTGAGTATGAGCAGGTAAACTCACAAACCACTCCTGAATGTTAAACTAATTCGTCTTTTACTACCAAATAAAGGCGGTATAGAATGAGTAGCTTTCATTTGAGAATGTCCGTCAAACATATAAACATCACCTTCCTCTACTAAAAACCGTGTAGTTTCAGGATCTCCTTTATTATCTAAATTTATTTGACTTGTATTTGTGTGTGATTTTATAGGTTTATCGTAATTATTCCACTCAAGAATCCTAGTGCCTCCGAAGGATATACCGAGAACTACGTCTTGTAGAGTAGGAATAGTGTCAGAGTGATGAGGAATACTGTCATCTCCTGTTTCATATAAACCACATAAACAAAAAGTAAATTCGATAGGTTTATTCATTATTTCTGAAGCCCACTTTTCAGCTTTAGATTTAATTAGTTCCATGTCCTCCGTCCATGGTTCAGGTTTATATAACTTTCCAGCATAGTTAAACTCAGAAGTTCCATAACCTTTTGTAGGTCTGCCATAAACTGCTTTCCCATCGAAATGACGAATAGTAGGTCTATCCCAATGCTTTATGTTAGGTTGCATATATTTAAATACATTTTTAGCAAATACTTTCATAATAAATTATCGTTAAAGTCTGGTAAATCGTGAGGTTGATCTTGAGTTTCGAATTCTTGTATAAACCAAACGTTAACTCCTCTCCCTTTTATGTTGAAAAAATGAGGTTCTCCGTGCAACTGTTTAAGTTTAGAAGTTAACTTATTTCGTTGATATTCTTTAAAATTATTTCTATGTAAGTAATCCATTAAATCACCTAACCTGAAATAAGTTCTTCCTTCGTTAGTCCATGGTTTATGTAATAATAATTCATCACGTTCTCTGGCAGGTCTTTCTGTGCAGAAGTTTTCTAACAGTTCTATAAAGTGACCCTCGGTAGAAGATTCTTTCGGTACTTCTACTATAGTAAGTACATCTAATAACTGTTGAATAATCTGTCTCCAAACGTTTTCCTTAACTTTAGGTGGTATCTTATTAAGAGCGTCCATGCACTTACGTTGAAATCTATTTTGATTAAGTAAATCATCTGTTTCTAATTCTAACCTTCCGCCCTCGACATCTAAGAACCAGATAGGTGGATCACTGTCTTGTTTAGTTAAGTTACTGAATAAAGGTGTTCCTCCGTTTGCTCCTATACCAAACTTACGAGTTCTGCATAACGAACTGTTACAGAAACTTGCTATAGGTTGATCATTACATCTGTAAAAGTAATCTTTTCTCTGCAACTGTTTACCTATAGTTAACACTTCTTGTGCACCTAAAGGTGGTTGCATATATTTTATATTTATATCCTCTAATCTTTTTTCCCAGTCATCAGGATACTTCTTCCTTAGAAACACCCCGACATTAAATAACCCTGAGTTTCTTGTACCTTTAGGAAATCCTTGCACAACTAAATGCTGTAAGCAAGGTGGTGATTGATCTAACCACTCTATCTTTTCATGTAATGGACTAACCTCTAATCTTTCTAGTGCTTCCTTTTTTAAGATTATTTCTGAGGTATGGTCTAAAAATTCTTGTGGAGTTAATGCTTCTCCCTGTTTACCATAAGCGTATCGAGTAGAGTTCTCCCCTCCAAAGTAAGGCATATTTAAGGTGCTCCCTCGATCGCCACGCTCTAGTAATAACTGTGTTTGTTTAGGAAATATCTCAGAGCCTCCATAACCAATAGAGGCAGAAATCTGACGAAGTTTTCTTTGTAACATAGAAGCAGAGACGGGCTCATCTATAAATAGATAAAGGTGAGCCCCTCCGCTCTTACTACGACAAACAACTAGAGGTAACTTTTGTTTAGAAATTGTTTTAGCTAACGCTTTTAAGTCTAGCTGATATTCATCAACATCTATTGCCCCCCAAACACACTTATTATGTTCATCTATAGGCACAATGCCCACGCTTTGTTTACCCGATAGATGACCGTCCCATAAGTTCAGGAGATCTTCATCAGTGAGTTCTTTAGAGATAGTGATGTTTTTACCACTAGCTTTACCATCTTCACGATAGTCCTCACTCGCTGTGAATGTCCCATATGCTTTCCTTAGACCTGCGAAACGATTAGCAAAATCCTCTGCTAACGACATATAAATTCTCCAAGTCTAAAATGGTATGCCGTTAGTATCTTCTACTGTATCTTTTTGCGAATCGTCTCTTTGCTGTTCTTCTTTAACTTGAACTTCTCCAGACCTTGCAGCACTCATGAAATCTCTAGCCATTAATGCTATAGACATCTCGGTAGCTCCTTCTTGGTTAATTGAATAACCATTCCAACTACCTTTATCGTTAGATTGAGTAGTGGTAGAAAGTCTGTAAGTGTAAGCGAACATTGGTGCTTGCACAGATTCTCCTTTAGAGTTTTGAACTCTAGCCATTCTTAGCATACTTAACCATTTCCTAGATACTCCTAGTTGTGTGGATGTAAATGCTAATACCGCTTGCTGAGGTTCTGGATCTAAAACTAATACGAAATACTGTGCAGTTTCTACTATCTCATTACCTGATTTAGTAAAGTATCGTCTTGACTCATCTCTAGTGCATTCTGAAAGAATAGACATATCGTGATTAGGGTTAACTAAACCACCGCCTTTTTCTCTAGGAATCCATTCAATGAACTTCTTGTTATAAGCACAAGGGATAATAGATATACCTTTTTCACCATCATAATAACTTCCTGTGACTGTGTTGTATAAATCTCCTGCACTTGCTCCTTCCACAAAACTACCATGTTGCTTTTGTAGTTGTGGAGATAATGGTTGTAGAACTCTAATAAAAGGGATTGCAAAATCCTCAGTAGTAGTTTCCTCTAACCCTGTGCCTCCCGATAATAAAGTATCATCGAAGGTGCTGACAGCTGAATCTTTCTTTTCAGCTAATTCAGTTTTACTATTTGCCATAATAATTAACCTCTCTTTATGGTTGCTTTAGTACCTATATAGATACCAAAGGTTTCAGTTGGAATGTCGTTACCCGAGGACACTTGTTCTTTTACAAATGCTTTAAGTGTACTTGGATGAACGCTTTGACGTACTTGTGGTGATAAACCTCTAGCTTTAAGAGTTGATACTGTTTGATTAACAACATCACTCTCACCACGACCGAATTTAAGAGATACTTCATTCTTAATTAGACCTTCGTGACCATTGTTTACTAACCATGCATACGCTTGCTCTTGGTTTGCTTTAGAAATATGAGCACTGTAAAACTCAGAGATACTTATCTTTTCTCCTGTGCTCAGAACTATCTCATTCAGCCCTGCTTGTTGCATAGCGTCAGGTAGTTCTTGTTCCGTAGTCAAACGCAGTTCTTCTTTTTTAGCTTTTACAGCAGTTTCAAGTTCTTCTAGTTCACTAGCGAGCTTTAGTTGCTTATTAGCTATTAAAGATACTGTGGATAACTCACCGTCAGAAGCGGTGTTAGACCAAGAGTCTACACTGCTTTCTCCTGTGAGGTCTTCAAACGTTGGTTTTTCAGACATCTATTTCTCCTTTCTGGTGTAAGTCAATATCAACAGGATAATAAAGCCCTTCCTGTCTATCCCATTTAAGGATACTATACCGACCTAAATTATAAAATGCAGCTATCGAACAGGCTACGCCAATAGCGGCGGGGTCACCAATCAGTAATAAGTAATCTCCATCCTTATAGTCTTTCAGAATACTTTTCATTCTTCTGACCGAAGGAGAAGCACTTAACATGATTTGGGTGTTCGAGGGTAACAGAACTTTAAACTCTCCGTACTGACGAGCCGAAGCTATATTACGTCCCTGAACTTCTTGTACAACATAAACTGTCAATCTTGTTCTCCTTTCTAATTTCTTATTTCTAAGTAGTTATAAAATAATATATAACATTTAAGGGAAAGTAAAATTTATATTTTTCTATTAGTAATTCTGGAAAATAAATTATTTTTTAAAAAAATTTTCCTAAAACCGCTAATAATTCTAATAATCTAATAGCTGTATTAAACTAAGTTAGGAAGTAAAAGGGTTTCTACCCTATTAGATTTCAGATTAAAATATTAAAAACAAGTAATTCTATTAGAGGGCACAGAAAAAAGTTTTAGATTGGACTTAAAATAAATCCTTTTGTAATATATAATGTGTTCTAGAAATTAGAAAGGTTAATATGAAATACAAGTTTAAAACGAAGCCCTATGAGCATCAGCTTGAGGCATTAAAAAGGTCTTGGAATAAGAAAGAGTTTGCTTATTTCATGGAAATGGGGACTGGTAAGTCTAAAGTTCTTATAGATAATATAGCGATTCTATATGATCGAGGAGGTATTGACGCCGCCATCATCGTAGCACCTAAAGGTGTATATAGAAACTGGTCAGAGAAAGAGATACCTGTTCATATGCCAGACCATGTTGAAACACAGATAGCTGTGTGGAATCCTGCACCTAATAAGAAACAGAAGAAACAATTAATAGATTTATTTGATCCTAGTCCAGAATTAAAAATATTAGTTATAAATATAGATGCGTTTAGCACGAAGAAAGGAGTAACCTTTGTAGAAAAATTTATACTTGGTCATAACGTGGTTATGGCTGTAGATGAATCTACAACAATTAAGAATCCAAAAGCACAGAGAACTAAGAGTCTATTAAAACTCTCTATAAACTGTAAATATAAAAGAATACTTACAGGATTTCCTGTTACTCAATCACCTTTAGATTTATATAGCCAATGCGCTTTCTTATCTAATGACCTGCTAGGATATACATCTTTCTACTCTTTCCAGAATCGTTACGCTAAGTTGTTCAATAGAAAAATGGGACAGCGTTCTTTTAGACAAGTTGTAGGTTATCAAAACTTAGAGGAACTAACTGAAAAGTTAACGAGTTTCTCTTACAGAGTGCTGAAAAAAGAATGTTTAGACTTACCTGATAAGATATATCAAAGACGGGAAGTTTCTCTAACACCTGAACAAATGAGAATATATAAACAGTTAAAAGACTATGCAGTAGCGCAGTTAGAATCAAAAGAACTGGTTAGCGTAACTACTGTATTAACTCAGATTTTAAGACTACATCAAGTTGTTTGTGGTTTTGTAAAAGATGATAACGGTGAGGAAGTTGAGATAAAGAACAATCGTTTAGATGAACTACTGAACATACTGTCCGAGGTGCAAGGTAAAACAATTATTTGGGCTAATTACAGACACGATATAAAACGGATTTTAAACACCTTACATGATACAGTAGGAGTTGATGCAGTAGCTAGTTACTATGGCGATACTCCTGATGAAGAACGTCAGAAAATAATAACTAAGTTCCAAGATCCAAACTCAAGTTTACAATATCTAGTCAGTAACGTACAGACAGGCGGATATGGTATTACTTTAACAGAAGCCAGTAATGTTATCTACTACTCTAATAACTATGACTTAGAGAAAAGACTACAGTCCGAGGATCGTGCTCATCGAATAGGTCAAACAAATAAAGTTACTTATATAGACTTAGTAGCGAAGGGCACAGTTGATGAAAAGATTGTAAAAGCGTTGCGTAATAAACTTGATTTAGCTCAAGAAGTATTAGGTGATGAAAAATGGAAAGACTGGATTAGCTAGAACGATATCTCATTAATTTTTCTGCAGCATCTTGTTGGCTCATGTATCCTCCATCAGCCATAAAACCTATGTTGTTTCTAACGTTTTCAGATAGTTTTGCTAATCCTTTATTACCTTCAGGTACAGGTTTTAATGCTCCACCTCCTGCATAATTTTGAGGTTTCATGTATCCACCGCCCATCATCATCTGTGGCTCTTCTCCCGCTCCCATTATCATAGACTTAGCATTATCTAATATTGCAACTGCGGCTTGAAGATTACCATCAGCTCTACTTACAACAGCTTCAGCTAACATTGCAGCATCACCGTCTATAGAAACAGATTCTTCTTGTTGCATTCCTTGCATCGCCATAAGTTCTGCCGCAGGATCAGACATTCCCGGATCCATCATTGGACCTTGAGGAGCTGCTTGAGCCGCAAGCATTTCAGGATTAGCCATAGGAACTCCTGTCCCTTCTGTTCTAATATTAGTTAACATATCCATTATACCTGCCATCTTTATCTCCTCGGTCTAAAACCTGATTGGAATATTTGAGTTAGTGTATCGTTTTGTGCGTTTAAAGGCAACCTAGATAATCCTTTATTCATCAAATTATCTTGACCAACAGTAAGTCTACCCCCTCTGTTAGCGTAAATCATTCCCGGAGCTGATCCAAATTCTTCAGGAGACATAGGTCTAGTGTATTCCCGCATTTCTTGTGAATTAGATTCAAGAATACTTTTTGGATCGTATTGTTCTCCAAGTGCTTGTCCTGTATAAACGTTTCTTGTCCCATCGTCTACGATCGGTGGAGTATAAACAGGTTGTTCTGGAACATAACCATAATCAGCAGGATCCACAGGTATTCCGTATCCTTCTGTGTCTCCAAATTGAGCTATTTGACCGTCTGTTCCTAAACTTAAATCAGGTTCTTCAGAAATAACAGTAGGAGAAGTCATGGTTGTACCTCCTGAATAAGGAGCCGCATCTTCATAAGCTCCATAAAATCCCGGACGTTTACCAGTGTTAGAAACAACAGCTTCATTCGAATCGTAGCCGTATTTCTCTATCATTTTATTTGATAATGATCCTAATCCTTTTTCTGCTTCAGTTGCCTGAGAATTTTTAAAATCAGCTACATCTGCCTCATACTGATCAGTAGCGTTTCTCGCCGCTTCATTAGCATCTGTTCTTAAATTTATCGCTTCTATAACAGGAGCTTCTATTTCAGGAATAGCTATACCTCCTCTAATACGATTTCGACCTTTAGGTTCTAAAACATCTTTGTAAAAATTTCTAGCCATCAGTTTATAATCCCTTGTAATGTATTCATATTATTCTCTAAGATAGTGTATGGAGAAGTTACTGCATCTAATAATACACTTTTTCTTTCTGGAGTTTTTTGAACCTTATCTTCAGTATCATAATATTGAAGTTCATTAGCTAAATCTTCAGAAGCAACGGTGTCATGTGTTTTTAAAAATCGTAAAAAGTTTTGTAATTTAACCCTACCCTCAGCATAAGCCATAGTTCTTTCAAATAACTCATGTTTTCCATCAGGAGTGCCTAATAACATTTCTCCAATAAATTTACGAGAATTATCATTAACTCGACTACTTAAAGCGGTTAATCTTCTACCTGTTTGTGTTAATGGTGGAACTAATAAACGCATTAACATTCTTGCACCTGAGATAGGGGACTGTATTCCTTCCCCCGTTAATAAATCTTGTGCTAATCCGGGGGTAGAAGCTGGTCCAACTTCTCGTTGTACCATTTCATTTAAAATTCTAAGATTTTTAACATATTCTTTACCTTCTTTTCCTAACAAAGGTTCAATAAAGTTTTCGAAAGTTAAAGGAGAACCAATTACGTCATCTCCTGCAGGTCCAAACCCTTCTTTAAGAAAATTATCTAACTTAGCACCTGACTGTGCAAATATATTTCCTGTTCCTTGTTTTCCTTCCAGTATTTCATCTCTAATATAGCGTTTAGTTATTTGAGATACTTGTTTTTGTAACAGTGGATCACGTTTAATAATATTTAACAAATATTTTTGATCTTCTAATATTTCTCCCGATCTTTTTGTGGTACTTCCTTTACTTAATAAACTTTCAATAATATTGCTAAATTTAAAATTAGGATCAGTCGCATCGCCAAAACGAGCTTTTAAAGTTGCTATTCTATCGTCTCTTTTTTGTATTTCATCTATAACGTCTCTTTGAAACTTTCTAGGAGTAAAGTTAAATGTTTGTTTATAGCCGTCTTTTCCAAAAATAGTTTTTAAAGTTCCTTCATGATTTTTCATAAATTCACGATAACTTTTAGCTATTTCAAATGGAGTAGTTTTTCCGGGACCCTCAGTAATTACATTTCTTTTTATGTATTCTGCTATGCCTTTTTGTATTTCTAATACTTCATCAGAACCTTCTTTCTTTAATACTTCCATTAAATTAGACACTCTAGTGTTCACAGTAGTTCCGGGAGTACTTGTTCCTAATATGTAATCAGCTACTTTTTCAGGAGTTTCTATTTTATCCCTTAATATAGATGTTATTGCTTCTGCATCAGCTAATCGTATCGCTTCTTTTTGCGCTGACCAAGCGTCTCTAATTTCATAACCGTATTTAGTTTCTGCCATATATTCTTTACGAGTTTTTGGAGTTACTTTAAGACCTAGAGCTTTCATCTCTACTTCTGCGCCTTCTTCTAATAACTTATACATTTGTTGTTCTAACCCGCGCTCTAAATCCCTAGCTAATTTATTTGCTGTTGGATTAGGGGAGCTACTAGCAAAACTATTTAAAGCTGTTCTAGCGTCATTAAGTTCTTGCATAGTAAAGTTTATTTTATCTTTACCTACGAATCCTTTACCTGTTGTAGGATCTATTCCTCTTAATCTTTTTAAAGTTGCTCCACCGTTAACGTTTTCAAAAAGCATTCTAACGGCTTCATCAGTTTGTTCCATTTTAAAAAGTTTATTAGCTTCACCTTTTCTAGCAGTAGCCCACGCTGTTGCAGGTTTTCTAGTAAATCCTGCCCCTGTCGTGTTAGAATAACGCTCTAATCCGATAGCATCATTAAATGCTTTATTATAAGGAGCTACAAAATCTTGTTTAATTTGAGTTAAACGTTTCATAGTTCTTTCAAATAAAGGAGTCGATATTTTTTCGTCAGGCACATCTCTTAATAAAGCAAGTCCAGCATCAGCTACGTCATCTCCACCTCTTATATTATTTATTACGTTATCTATCATTGAAAAGGCTTCGTCTTCAAACCCTTCAATATCTTTTCTAATTAATGCGTCTATTTCCCTAGCAACCGTTGCTCCCGTTGCATCAGTAGCGATCGATGGTCCAATTTTATCACTTAACGTTCTAACAAAACGGTTAATAACTTCTTGATTACCTTTTAACACTTCATTGTAAAGTGTTTTTAATTTAGCGTCATCAGCATATTTTAAAAACAATAACTCTAGGTCAGCCGCTTCCATCATTCCAGTGGCTGAAGCAAGGGTTGGATTGTATTTACCAATATCTACTTTAAATCTACTACTTAAATCGTCAATAGCAGCATTTATTGTTCCCAAAGAAGTTTCGGTTCCGTAAAGAACACCAGTATCTGCTACGGATTCTCCAGCCTCACTAGCTCGTTTAGCTTTTAAAAGCTCTTGTATTTTATTAAAAAATTCAGGAGGCACATCTTTTCCTGTAATTAACCGCCATGCTTTAGGAATAATATTAGCAGCAGTAGTTACTCCAGCAGTAGATAAAAGAGCCATTGCTCCTATCATCGCTGATTCATCTAGGGCTTCCATTAATCCGATATCGTTATACCCTAGTTTATTCCCTGTTGCTAAACGTAAAAAATCTCCTCCTGCCGCTCCCACTGCAGATAAAGTAGACAATCCTAATATTTGCGCTCCTCGTTTAACCACACCTGTAGGTGCAAGAGTGTAAAAAGGCTCTAATTTTTTTGCTCCAAAAATTGTAAGTCCAAGATCTGCTGCTAGAGAAGGAGTTTCTTGAATTAAGGTTGAATAAATATCTTGAGCAGTAAGTTTAGGAGTGTTTAATAATTTAAAATCATCCTCCCCTTCTGGTTTAAATGCTACTCCTAAATCAGGTTCATTTGGATTTATATAACGATATTCGCCTTTAAGATTATTTCTTTCTCCCCATTTTTTCCACTGTTCTTTAGTCATATTACGTGGATTAAAAGCAAGTTCTCGAGAACCTTGTTCACTAAACGGTATGTAATTATCTGGATCGAAACCACGTGCTGCAACTCGCATCTGTTGTTCTAAATTAAAAGGTTTCATCCCCTCTGCCGCTAGTATCTCCTCTGGTGCTGATCCTTGCATTGCAATTTCATACATGTTTCTTTCTTCAGGAGACATCATTTCTAACTTGGAGGCTTCTTCTTGTTTATATATTTCAGCCTTCTTTAAAGCATCGGAATAAGCAGGATAACGTTCTTCTAGATCGAACTCAACAGGAGGACGGTTATACGGAGCAACTCTTTCTTTAAAATTAACCGTATTGCGTATTACTTCTATTTGTTCCGGAGAGTATATAGAGTTAGCTAAATTTAACACATCTGGTTGAGTATATACAGAAACTAAACGTAGTTCTTGTGGGGACAACACCTCGCCATAAGTAACATTAGGATTGTCTTTTAATGTTTGTTTGCCAAGTTCTTCTGCTCTTTGGTTTCTTAACTTTACAAAAGAATCGTATTGTTGTGTGGTTACGTCTGCCATAATTAATACAGTTGTTCAACAGAAGACGTGTCTAATCTTAACTGTTCAGCTACATCTACTGTATTTCCGGTTGAATAATTAGAATCAAATTCTGTTCCGTCACGTCTCGTGTGTGATTTATATTTAATAACATCAGGCACTCTACTGTAACGTTTAAAGAAATTTCTAAATGTAACATCGTCCATGTTCGAAAAATTAGGTTTACCATTTTGATCTTTAGGAGCGTCCCAATATCCTGAAAGAATACTGGTAAATAGATCATCATTTATCGGGTATTGTCCTGCACGTATTCTGTTTTCAGATATAGTTCCTTGTACCACGTTATCTGTTTGTCTAACTAACGTATCTACAAAACCTAATATATTATCTTTAGCTGTTTGTGCGTCTTGTGTAGCACCGAAACCAACCATTTGTAAATGAAAAGCTAAATCTTTATCCGATAATGTTCTACCTGTTTGACCATTAGCTGCCGCGGCTGCATAAGCTAACTGTAGCATCGTTGCTCTAGTTCTTATATCGTTATATGCCATATCACCTAACGAACCTAAAAAGCTAACACCGTATTCTTGACCTGCTTGTGATTGTTCAAAAGCTAACATAGCTGCTTGTATTTGATCTTCATCTCCAGATTGCAAAGCTGCATATAAATTTGCCGCATTATCCCCTGTGCCTTGTCTACCGTCTGAACCTGCAGTACCGTTTTGAAGATCATTAGCTGTAGCAAAAGCATTCGATGTATCTCCATTACCCATAAAAGTTAATATCTGTTCTGCGTTACTTTCCGCACTGTTTAAAAAGTTACCTATCGAAGTAACCATTGTTAATGGGTTTTGAGTAGGGTCGTTTATACCTTTATCAAGCATTGAAACCATTTCGTTAGTAAGTGTCATAGTACTTAGTAATGCGGTATCTTTTGCGTTTAGTTCTTTGTCTTGTTTATCTAAACCAACTAAACGAGGGTCTTTTAATTGGGTCGCTAGTGATTGTGTTGGTTTATATTTTTGTTCTATCCAGTTACCTTCTATTTCTTGTATATTCTCGTAACCTGTCTTATCGTCATTCATAACATAGACATCTCCTCTAGGGTCAACAAAACCACTACGGTAATCATTAACTCCTAGTCTAGCTTTATCTACATCTTCGAATGTTTTGTACTGTAAATTATTTACATCTTTTAATGCTTCTTTTAAAAACGCTGACCTGTTAGTTTGTGTAGCCAAACGAGATGTTTCTTTAAGTTTTTTACTATCTAAAACTCCTTTAATATACTCATCTGATCCCGCTCCCATTTGACTTGCGATAACTAGGTTAGCTATTTCATCTAAACCGAAACTATCTTTTTCTGTCGGGGCTCCAAATTGTTTATAAGTTTGTAATTGAGCTATTTTTTGTTTATTATCTAATACAGATTCTAAATCAGTACCTTCACTTAAACCGCCTAAATTTTCTAAAAACTCTTCATCTGTTAATTTTTGATCCTTACCAAAAAGTCCACCTAATCCACTTAGTAAAGAATCTGCACCAAAACCCAATAAACCACCTACTGATTCTATTGTCTCTGGTTGATATGTTCCGCCTCCAGTTCTGGCTGTAGGAAACCTAACTTGTGCAGGAGCCATTTTTACTTGAGTAATTCCTCCACCACCTTGAGGCGGTGCGAAAGTCGGGAAAGGAAGTCCGCTTATACCGTTAGCCATATTATTTTCTCAAAGCTCCTATGCCTCTATCTTGGGGTCCCATGTTCACTCTACCTCCTGCTCTAGGTAGTGTAGGAGTTCCACCACCGTATTGAGGAATGCCTCCGGGATTAGGAATAAACTCAGGAGTTGATGTTGGAGGGTTTTTACCTGCGAAACCATAACCACCTGCCAACGGTCCAAGAGACGCGGTTAGTGAACCAACATTCGATAACGTTTGCATCGGTAAGTTATATTGTCCAGTAAAGTTTTGATACGCTAAATCCATGAGAGATTGTTGTCTACCTCGTCCTAAACCACCTATTCCCATAGTTCTATTAATATCTTGTGTTTGCAAATTCTGTAAAGATGGAGCTATACCACCAAAAGATTGACCGAAACCTGCTAAGTTTGAACCAAGTTGAGTACCCATTTGACCATAGGTTTGTCCTAATCCGGCTTGAAGACTAGCAAGTCCTGCTTGTCTAGCTTGTTGATCAGCAAAAGATTTAAGTGCTGCATCTTGTGCTCCTGCAAATCCTGCTTGACGAATATTACCTATTGCTTCAGTAGTTCCTCTGCCAACTTGCCTAGCTAAATCTTCTGAAGTTAGTCTTCCACGAGATCCACCAAAAGCTCCACGTTGCACAGCTTGATCTCTTAGAGCCATATCACTTTTAGCTAAACCTTCTTGAGCATCTCTTATTGTTTGTTGTACTACGTCTTCTTCAAAAGGATTATAAAACTGTTGTGCCATATTAGGATTAAACATAGCTGTAGAACCAAAACCAGAAAGTTCAGACCTACCTAGAGCCCCTGTTCCTGCTTGAGTTCCCGCTCTTGAAACATCTCCTGCCTCTCTTAATAAATCAGCTTGTGCTCCTAGATACGGTCTATAACTACCAATAGCCGCATCAGACAGATCCATAGCGTATTGTTCTCTAGGATCAAAATCAGCTACCCGTTGTCCTGTGTAAGTAAAAGGACTAGAGTCAGGTTGACCTAAGTTTTGAAACTGTTGGTCTAAAAATGTTCTTGCATAAGGAAATATGCCTCGCTGTAAAAAGTCACCTATGTATCCCGCAGGTGCCTGAGTTGCATATTCAAAATCTTGTCTAGTTGCCATATCTTCTATTTCCCATATTATTGAACGCAGTTAATCGGGCAATCCCTTTATTGTGATTACCTCCTCCTGCTTGATCTACTGCGGCTTTCGATAACATAAATTCTCCATCACTTGCCATTACTGGTATTAAATCGTCTTTTGGACCTCCGGGACCGTCTAGTTCTCCGCCATGAAACATAGGAGTAAACATTGATCTATCTAATACTCCCCCTGATTTTCTACCTACAGGGTTGAAAACAATAGGTCTTCCCACCGTTCCTCCTGCTGTGGGAGCTTTTCCTGTATTAAATTTACCCTCTACACCGAGTGCTTTACTAAATAAACCTGTTGCAATACCTGTTGCGGAACTCGTTAGGGCTTTTTCTATTGCGTCTTGTGTGTCTTTATCTAAACTACTATACCAATTACTAATTTTATCGAAAAAACCTTCAGTCATGTCTCCGCTTAACTCTTCATTTTGACTACTTTCTAAATAAGTTCCATCAGCCGCGGCAACAATACCTTCTTTTTGTTGGAGTAAAGCCATGAGCTCTTGTTCTGGGGACATCTTTTCGTCTATTTGGTATTCGAAAGGAGTAATTTCAGAACCTTTAGTTTCTGGAGATTCTTCTGCCCCTACTTCTGATGTTTTAATTTCTGGTCCAGTTACAGGATTAGCACGAGTAGCACTACCTATGGAACCTGTTTCACCAACACCTAGTTCTTCTTTAGCTTTTGCCGTTACAGCATCTGTTGCAGCTTTAGCTAAAATAATTTTACCAGCAGCAATTAACGCATTTAGCACTAGAATCTACTCCTAGTTTTAATCTTTTTACCTACTCTAAGCATTACTTCTCCAAGCGTGTATAAACGTTAACAGATTAAAAGCTATTCCTGTGAGCTGCAGTATCAACTGAAATTTGATTATATATCAAAAAACATTGTTTTTTAAATGTTTTTTACTAACTTCCTTGCTTTATGTTGATAAAAGACGAGCTTCCACCATTTACTGTTACGTTGTTTACCTTACCTTCTTGCTCTATACGGATGTTATAAGAGCCGTCTTTTGATATTTTCATCTCTAATTTATCTTCTATCTGTCGTATAAACTTGACTTCAGCATCAGTTACAAAGGTACTTATTTGTGTGTCCTTGTCATAACCAACCGCTGTCCCTCGAACACCGTCCGCGGACAACGCTCTGTCAGCTTTAGATAACTCGTCAACCTCTTGAATTACATCTAATAAATCTTCAAGGAAGTTACCTGCGAGGTAATCTATATCAAGTTCTGTATATTCTAAATCATCTTGTTCTAGCTCATCTTGGTCTAGTTCATCAAACTCTAAGAAATCAACATCTAATAAGTTATCTGCAACGGCGGTATCTTCATCAGACTGTTCTTGTATAGTTTGTGGAGGATTAACAATTAGCATATTGTCAATCATATCAAGAGTTAAATCTAAGATAACAGAAGGAGTAGGAGAAGTTTCGAAGTTATATACTGTAGTAGCCTCGTAAGGTTTATTAAGAATAACCTGACCAAGAGCCGTGTTTACTTCTATCTCGCCACTTGCTTCACCGTTCTCGTCTGGTAAAAGTATCACAAGTGTTTCTCCTGTCTCTTTTACTGTGAGAGTAAAGTCAGTTCCACGAATCCCAATCGTAGCTGAGTTCGTACGGATACTGATGTTTTCTTTTGGTATTCGCGGTTTTTTACTAGATATAAACCTTCCCGTTCCTTTTACGAAGTTCAAAGCCATACTAGACTTACTGGGATTCGGATCAAATACGAACTTATCTATAGTTACATTACTATGTTCTGTAAGACGTATAGTAGTTTCATCACGGAAAGTAACTCCCATACGACCATTAGCAGTCTCGAGTTTATCCATTGAGTTAAGAGAAAAGTCTATAGCACTTTCGTATACTTTGTCTCTTACTATTCTAGTGTTCCCGTTTAACTCAGTTATGTTTCCTATATCTTCAGCAAGAAGTGCTTGTGCCCTGATCATTCTGCTGGATACAGAAAGTACCATTATTACCGTCAGAAACAACACGCAACCAATCATTATCTTGCGTAGATTGTTGGTCAATATCGAAAGTTCTCGAGTCACCATCATGTTCAATTTTGAAATAAGCTCCTGCATAACCGTCTCCATTGTAATCTACTGCGTTACTATCCCCATCAAGATCGATATAGTTTGTAGCTGAGTCTACATCTAAATCAATGTGAACAGTATTGCTTGAACCTTGAACTATGGTGTCTATATCTGCACCACTAGATAAAGAATTAGTAGCTAAGTCTAGTGTCATGGTGTTGGTGCTTCCATCCACGTTTACATTTACATTTGCGTTATCTGCTGAATTAGCGTTTCCCGGATCAACTTGAATCGTGTATGAGTTAGTATCACCATCAAAGTCAAAAAGACCAGTAAATGAGTCTGCGTTTATATCACCTAACATCTTGTTATTATTACCTATTTGATTCACATCTAACGTCATTGTTGCACCGTCAAGATCGAAGTTAGTCATAGAACCATGAGCAGAGTTTAATCCTCCTATAATGTTTCCACTACCTAACTGTTCTAAATCTATATTCGCGGTTGCTCCTACCTGATCTACATAAATCTCGTTATCATCAGAATAAGACAAACTATATGCAAACAAAAACCAAAGCATTACAGTACCATATACGATTATTTTGTTATAATTATTATTCATATTCCCAGTATCCCTTTTGTATACCTTGTTTTATTATTTCAAGCACTCCTTCTTCTATCGCTTTTTGTAAGGCAATCGATGTACTTTCGTTTTCAGCTACTCCTCCTTCTACTTCGATAAGTTTAGTCCCTTCATCCACAAACCTAAATATATCTTGCGATAGTCCTACAGATAAAATGTTTTTAGAAATTAAAACTTCAAGTAACACTTCACCTGTTGATACAGATACTAACCTTAAACTAATCGTTATCAGATCTTCTCTGTACTCTTTACTAGAGCCGATGCCAAGGTAACGAGCACCTGCTCCTCCAGATTTGACATTAGTATCATAACTCAAAACTCCGCCCTGCACTAAAAGACCAGCAAAAAGTAAAGGTTTTACTTTGCTTTCTTCATCAAAAGATTCACGTGTACTTCGTATTATTTGTCTTTCTTTTGTAAGTGACTCAAGCCCTACCCTTTCTGCAACTTGGAAGAAATGACCGTTAGATGCATGCTTTAACGCGCGTATTAAAAACGCTTCTGGTGCTTGTGTAATAGCTGTACTAAATAATGCAAACTGTCCATTACTTTTGCGCTGACCTGTGTAATCTTGAAAACTGTTAGCATATATAGCTATTACTGGTTTTCTTTTTGCAGGAGAGATATTTTTAAGTTCTTCTGACTGTAAACCAACAATAGAAGAACTTTGTATTACGATATTAGGAATACCGCCACCTTCTAACAAATTCTTAGATGCGCAACTAGAAAGTAAAGTCGCCAATAGGCACAGTAATATTGGTCGTTCCACCTTTTTCATCAATAATTGTAAGCGTAATAGTTTCTGCTTCAACAATATACTCAATCGTATTTCCCTCTAGTTCTAGTTTTCCTGATTCTTGTGGAGTCTCACCAAATAACTGTTCTACCATTTGTCTAGACAGTTGTGCGTAGATACGAGATTCTAAGTTTCTAATAAATCTTGCAAGTGTTGTGTTATCTGCTTCTCTTGCAAGTTCATCTTGATATGCTTCTATTTCGTCTTTTACTGCCTGTTTTCTCGTGGATTCTTGATTTTCAATCGTTAAGTAATGAGAAGAAGTATTAATTCCCGAAAAGCTAGGACTTTTAAATTTGTATAATAATTCGTCTGCATTACTGTTAATACTAAATAATATTAGCAAAACAGCTATATGCCAATAAATTATAAGAAAAAATGTTAAACTACTTTTCATTCTCATCTTTTAATTTATTTTCCTCTTTTAATTCTAACACTGTATTTACTTTTTGTTGTAATCTTATCATATCTTGATCTAACAAGCGTAACTGATCTGTGAGTCTAATAATAGTAACTTTCATTTCCTGTACAGCCGGATCAATTTTACTATTAATTGTTTGCCAGACAAAATAAACAAAATAACCTAATCCAACTACCATTACTACTGGAAAACCAAACTCTGATATAAGAGCAACAATATCCATTACTTAAACTTCTTTTGTATATATTTTATCCCTGCATATATTGATAAACCATAAATTGCAAAGAGGCTAAGAGAACCAAATACAATAAAATAATCTGATGGGTATAGGTATATAAGACCAAATAATCCGTCAACTACTGCTTCTGCGTCACCTATCGGTGCTAAACTAATCTCGTCTTGCATCTATTTTTCCATCTTCTACAAAGTTTTCTGCTCTAGCTATTCGCTCTAAATCAGGAGATAGTCCTAGAGCACTGCTTACGCTAGTGTCTATTCTAATTATATCATTATTCATGGTTGCTGCTCTGGTAATGAGCATTTTAGATATTGATTGAACAGTTTGTATTTCGCTTACCAATCCATCCATCAACTGTTTCATAACGAGGAAAATAAAGTAAGCCATAACAAGACCACCTGCTACAGGCAAACCAAGTTCAGCTATTAATGTAAAACCCTGTTCCATTGCATTTCAGCTACATCAACATTAAAATCTTTCGCATCGAGAACCATATCTAGCATTCCGACAACAATGCATCCATAAGCCGCTGCTTTAATCTCAGCCTCATCAAAACTAGAAGCAACAATAGTTGGACCTTCGTAATGTGTATCCTTATGAGTAAACTCTGTTATATAAACTTTCATTCGTCTTTATCTTTTGAATTACTGGCTCCGAAATAAAAGCTAATTACAGCACTTGCAAGACCGCCAAGGTAGCCAAGGACTAAGTTAATCAATGCTTCACTGTTCTGCTCTGGAGGCTGGAGCGTGACTAAGAAAATATATCCCATAAAGCCACCAACTACTGTTATCCCCATAATTCTAGAAGTCCAGTCTTTAGAAAACTTTCCTCTTGCATCTTTTATGTCTTGAGTTTGTAAAGCGTACAGATCAACTTCTAGTTCTTTCATCTTAACTTCGAAGTCTGCGTCTATCTTTTTAAGTTTTGCTAATTCCTCTGGGGTTGCGGCTTGTACTGCTTGTTCTATCTTTTTAGGAGTAGGTTCACACCCTAATGCTTCTGCAACCATGTTAGCCGCCATGTTGCCCATTGGACCCCCTAACGCTGTGCCGATTGTAGGAGCTACCGCACCTATTATGTTTTTAACAAATTTAAACTTCATATTATTTCTCCACTGTTGAAGGATCAAACTTACCTAGTTCTATTAACTTCTCTCTATTAATTATGTGTTCTGCTTCTATATCATCTTTAGACTGACCAAAATAAGCTACAGCTAGATGATTTTCTATCATAGCTTCATTTATATCTACATTATCTACTACTACAGAAGCTAACACTCTACCAAATTTTCCTCTGGAATCAGATAGTTTAGTTCTTAAAACTACAGTATCTCCATTATCGACAGCTTCTTTTAAATAAGCAGAAGCCATTTTACCCCTAACTTTTTCATCTTTATCTCTTGTTCTAGATTCTGGAGTATCAATACCATATAACCTTACTCTTGAACTGTATTTGATGTCAAAACCTAAATCTATTAAAGCATCTATTGTATCACCATCTACAACTCTGGTTACTTTACATTTATATTCATACATTAGCACTTCCACCTTTTTCTTGCTTGCCGTAATCTTGAATTAGGATTCTTTGCAGCTTTAGGAAACTTTTTCATTTGTCCTGCGCTTCTAGCGCAATAAGACTTTCTTCTCTTTGCTGCTTTACTTCCTTTTTTAACTTTACCTGTTACAGCAGTTTTAAGTTTTGATCCGGGATTTTTTCTTCTATATGCTTTAACACCTTTCTTCGTCATTCCCGCACCAGATTTTGTTTTACGGTAATTACCCCCTTTACCCGTGGTTCTTCGTATAGATTTTTCTTTACGTTTAGCCACGTTTAGCTGTCCTTGCGGAACGTCTGAAAGCCGCAGTAGTGGGAGCACCTTTTGCACCTTTTTTACGCATCTTTTTACCCGCTTTTTTCTTTTTATTTATGTTGTAATAAAGTCCTTTTCTAACTCGTCTTCCGTCTTTAGTGGTATGGAACTTACTACTTTTTTTCTTTTTAACAGCCATTATTAGTCCTCATATAAATTATTAAATGTCACGTTTGGATCAAGATAACTTTGATGACCTTCTGCTGAATGAGTCCATTGTGATGGTCTAAAATCAGGAGCACCTTCACCCGTTACCCAAAGAGCAGGACTTGTCGCTCTTACTCTATTATTAGGTAACGCTACAAAATTACCTTTCCATTTACAATCCTCTGTTATATATAATACATGAGATTGTTTATGTTGTGCTGAATCATCAGCAATGTCACTATCTGTATAGTCTACTGTAAACATATAACGACCAGTATAAAACTTTCCTTCTATTTTGCAAAGCCAAGGGCTAGAACTTACTCTATCCATCACTATTACTGAATGATGTCTAGATTCACAATCCCAAGGTTGTGCTATATGGTTTTCCATAGGTTCAGGATATTCATCACTGGGGATATCTGCAACTAATGCTTGTATTGGCATTCTAGCCCACATTGCTCCTCCGTGTATATTACCTTCATCATTGTCTTCACAATTAGCTTCCTCTCCTGTAAAGACAACTTGAAAACTTAATGATCTATCTGGTATCGTATTTACTGCTATTGCCAAAGCGTGAATATATTCATCGTGATACTTTTCGTGATTGTGAGTAAATTCGCGCCGCACCCAACATTTAAAATGTGGAATGTTACTTATTAAATAAGGCACTTATCCTCTCCTGCGTGCACCATTTCTTCTACTTGTACGTCTTACAGCTCCGCCCTTAGACATCTTACGAGGTCTCATTTTTTTCCTCATAGCTCCGCCCTTAGACATTTTTCTTACGCTTCTTCCTTTACTTTTTTTCTTAACTTTCTTTTTCGCCATCGTTATTTCCTCTTAGTATTCTATCTCTTAACCTAGTTGCTCTTGGACCAACTTGAGTTGCCCATTTACTGTCCATCATCTCAACTGCTGCAGTTTCAAAGTTATGTTCCTCTAAAGCAGTTAAAAACTTTTTAAATTTTAATAACCTAGTTATACCTAAATTAAACGCCATATTTGCTACGACTCTTTGGTGATCTTCACATAAATCCGTCCACCAAGGTATATTTCTATCTAAGTCAGTTAAAATACCTTCAATATCATTCCCAAAACATTCTTCTATTCTTTCTTTAGATATAGAATAATTTACAGGTAATCCGTTTTCTGGATCGTCTTCTGTTATTAAATGTCCTATTCCAAATGTAGGATAACCAAGATGATCAAGATATATTTTGTCTATACATCCTTCATCTAAAGTCAACTCTTTTCTTAATAAATCTATATTCATAAAATCGGAACCTCCATAGCTCCATTAGTAGAAACTGTTAATTTACCTAACCCTGAAGTACCTTGTACTCCTTTTTCTGTTCCTGTGTATATATCAACCCACTGTTTTCCATTCCAAAGTTGTATTTGACTTGTAGATAAATTCCAAATAATATCTCCATCTTGAAATTTGTTTTCGTTTCTTTGAGTTTCATTTACAGAGTTAGTTGAGTCAATATCAACTTTACCTAAACTAAGTTCTAATACTCTAACTAAACGATTAAAAGTTTCAGAAGAAAGTTCTCCAGAAGCGAAAGGAAGCTTGGTTTCTAGGATTTTAGCCATTAACGTCTACCGCTTGGAATTAAATCCATACGAGTAGCTCCTAACCTAAATCCAACTCCAGTTCTACTTGAAGTTGATCCATCGTCATCAGACTCTACTCTCAGCACCGCTTGTCTAGCTCTAACTCTTGTATCTATACGAGTAGTAGTAGAGGTACAGGTATTTGTTGTTGATGTAGTTAAACTTTCTCCGGGATAATTCCTTGTTTTTACAATAAAGTTGATAGTTTGTCCTGTTCCACCATCTCCTGTAAATTTAACATCAGGAATTATTCTTCTAATGAGTTGATACTCTTCTCCTTCGTTTAAATCAAAATCACTTGATTCGATAAAAACATTGTCCATAGGAGAGCCATCATCATCGTTACCTGTTTCTTGGTTATATAAATATCCAACATAAGAAGTTGTGTTAGTTGCTAAAGGGTTATCAAAAACACCTTCGTCTTCCCAAGCTGTTCTAGTTAATTCACCTATGGACCAAAACCCTTCCTCATAGTTATATACTACATATCTATTAGGAACAGAAGAATCACTAGAACAATAAAACCAACCTACTTCGTCAAATTGTTTATTTAAAAATCCGAAAACTTGATAGGCTTGCTCTTCATTAAAATCATTTAAAACATAATTTAGAACAGTACAAGGTAAAACATTTACGTTTCCAGTGTAAGTATAAAAACCTTTTTTATCCATCCAAAAAACACCTTTTGGTGAATTTACTGCAGCATTAGGACTTACTAACCCTACACCTTCATTAACTAGGTTTACTCCAAATGTAAAAGGTTGTCCTACAAAAGACATAGAATACATAGAGGTATCTGTCCAAACTAATGTTTCTTGTCTTGCTCTTAAAGCTCCAATAATACTTGTTCCTGCGGATAATCTAAAAGATCCTGCTGTATTAGTTGATTTCGGTTCCCATTCTGCTGCATTTTCTTGATCAGACCAAGCGATAAACATAGGGTCTACTGCTCCTGTTCTAGAACTTCCTGAAATAGGATCTGCTCCAAAACAAATAACATGTCTATCTATATCACTTACAAGAACAAACAATGCTTTTGTAGGAGTAAGGTTAGCTCCACTTAAAGAACTTAACGCTACGGCTCTTGAGGATAATCCAGAAGATTCGTCCCAATAAAACACTCCACCTGCTCTAACATTAATAATTAAATCTTCACCAAAATTATCATGTGACCATAACCTTAATTGATTAGCATCTGTTAATGCAGAAACACTTCCCCATGTATTAGCTCCCCATGTGCCCGCTCCCCAACCAGAAGAAGCTACATAGGAGTCTAACCCTACGTTAATTTGATAAGAGCCATCAACACCA